TCTTTTGCCCGAGAGACATTAAGCCTTCTTCTCATTTGTCCATCCGATACGGCCCCATTGAAAACAATCTCTCCGACATAGCCAACCAATTCGCCAATCAGGACCGCCAAATCTTTTATTAGAATTGATTTGCCGGTTCCAACGTTAATCGGTAAGTCCGTGTCTAAAGAATTCTTTATTGCTAAATATAGAGCACGGGAAGCATCTTCAAAATTAAGAAATTCTCTTTCGGCCTTTCCGGTTCCCCAACACTCCACAAACTGTTTATTTTCTTTCTTTGCTTCAACAAATTTTCGAATCAAAGCAGGAATGACATGACTTGATTCTAAATCGAAATTATCATGCTTGCCCATGAGATTTGCAAGAATAAGTTTTGCTCCCTTTAATCCATATTGCTGACGATATGCGTCATGCAAAGAAAAAATCATTTTCTTTGCATCGGAATAACAACGGTTGGTTGGTTCAGATAAACCATAATTGAAAAAATCATCTTCTTTGAATGGGGTTGGTGTTTCATACCCATAACTACAGACCGTTCCCACCAAATATACCTTGGGAACGTTGTACATTCTTGCGGCTTCAAGAACATTGATTCCCATCAAAAGATTATCTCTTCCGAGAGCTGCGGGAACTTTTTTATTCAAACCAATACCGCCACAAGCGGCAGCAAGATGAAGAATGACATCTGGATTATAATCCACAATCAAATCTTTTGCGCATTCTATATCTGTTAAATCGTATTCGTATCCTTGTCGAAGACCAACCTTTCCGTTAATATACTTACCACGACCAACAAAAAACCACTTTGATTCTGGATATTTTTCCTCAAAATCATCAAAATGGTTTTCAACATATTCTTGAAGATTTTTTCCTAACGCACCACTTCCACCAGTTATAAGTATTCTCACGTATTCTCCATGTGATTTTTAATCATCAATTCTTTTTTTGCAAGTTTCATATCACACTCAATCATTTCATCTACCATTGATTCAAATGAATATTGTCGAACAAATTGTGGAAATGCTTTCCGGAATTTCGAATCATCACATCTTAATGAATCAACTTCGGTTGGACGATAAAATCTTGGATCAATTCTAACATATTCTTTCCAATCCAATTTAAGTTTTGAAAAAACCATTTCAACAAACTCTTTTACACTATGCATTTCGCCGGTACCAATAGCATAATCATTTGGTATATCTGTCTCCAATATTAACATCATTGCTCGAACAGCATCAAGAGAATGTTGCCAATCTCTTTCCGCAGCAAGATTTCCAAGATCAAGTTTATTCTGAAGACCAAGTTTTATTCTTGTTGCTGCACGCGTTACTTTTCTTGGTAAGAAGGTTTCTCCCCTTCTCGGGCTTTCTGAATTAAAATTAATCGCAGAACAAGCAAACATATCATAAGCTTCGCGATAATTTTTTGTGGCGAAAAATGAAGCAGATTTTGCAACACCATACACAGATCGAGGATAATGTGGAGATTCTTCATTTTGTGGTGGTGAATTGCCGCCCAACATTTCGGATGAAGCAAGATTTAAAAATCTTGTTTCTGGGGAAGCGTGTCTTAATGCCTCCAATACACGAACTGTCCCTGTTGCTCCTGTATCCATTGTATATTCTGGAATATCAAAAGATACTCTAACCATACTCATGAATCCGGCATGAATATAATAATCTGGCTTTGTTTGTTCAACAAACGAAAGAAGAGATCCATAATCCGCAAGATCTCCGTAAACTAATTTTAGATTGGGATTTTCCATTAAATGATCTATTCGTTCTGTATTAAACGAACTCGATCTGCGCTTTAAACCAAAGACTTTGAAATCTTTTTTCAAATATTCTTCGGCAAAATAAGAACCAAGTTGACCAGATATTCCATCAATGCATATGATTTTTTGTTTCGACATGCATTAAGATATATCAAATCAATTTAAGTTCTTCAACTTAATATAATCAACGTCAGCAGAGGTTGAAATAACAGCCGTTTGTTTTGCTCGATTTGCAATTTCATCTAACCAAGCAATTTTAGCAGAATCCAATTCAAGAGACAGTTGATTTTGAATTTTAATATCGAATCCACACGCTTCAGATGAATAAAATTCATAAAGAGAATCGATATGCTCTTCTGAATATAATCGATCGTAAACCGCGAGATATTTCTGATGAAGGTCTTCCAACATTTTGGTTGGATTTTGTTTCCATTCATTAACGACGGCAGTTTCACTTGGCAAAGCACCACCAAGTAGCGTAAATGATAATTCAAGCATTTGAATTTGTTGAGCAATATAGTTTTCAGTATACATTAACTGTAAAAATCTTAGAATCTTTTCTTGCTTATTCATTTTAATTTCCTTTCAAATTAAGCATCACGACTTATCCAATATCTTTTGATAAATTTTTATACATCATTCTTCCGGCAATGACATCTTTAACCATTTCGGAATCAGCTACGCCGAGAGATTTGGTTGCAACCAATTCTCCATCGACAAACATTTGAAGAACAAGTCGAGACAAAGAAACTCCATCTGAGTTTTTGCCAACATCTTCAATTAAAATTTTATGACCCACATTCATGATAATTTCCTTTTCTTGAAAAATCTATTACTATCCTGATATATAACAAAGCATGCGACGAACTGTTCCGATAAAAATTGAACTTCCGAAAGAGTTTTTAACTTATCTTGAAACTTGTTCAATAATTTTCAACCGTTATGTAGATTGGTGTTTTAATCAAAATTCTTATAATAAGATTAAAGCTCACAAAGAATTATATAATATTTTTCGAGAAGAGTATTCATCAGTTCCATCTGCTATAATTCAAACAATTAGAGATATGGCCTTGGAAGCTGTTAAGGTTTTGAAATTTAAATTCAAACCAATTAAAAAACCTTATTCGCATATTCGATATAACAAGTTATCAATAAGTCTAAAAGGTAACAAATTATCCATTGGGTGGTCTGGGCCGCGCATTAAACAAATAATAAAACTTCCAAAATTCTTTACAGATCGTTATTCGGATCGAAAATTTCAAGCAGCAACAATTGGATACGATCGATTTAAAAAAGAATTCAAAGCAAATTTGATTTTTAATTGCTCTGAACGAGAACAATTAAAAACAGATCGAACAGTTGGAGTTGATCGCGGTTTATATAATATAGTTTCATTATCTGATGGTTTTAGGTACGCTTCCAATCAGATAAGAGCAGTAAAAAGAAAAATACTCTTTATCAAAAAGCAACTTCAAACAAAAGGCACTCGATCCGCAAAACGAAAATTAAAACGTTTAAGTGGATATGAGAAGCGGTTCAGTTTGAATGAAAATCATAAAATATCGAAACAACTTGTAGCGATGCCGTACGATATATTTGTTTTGGAAGACTTAACAGGAATTCGAAAACAAAAATCAAAAGGAAAGAAATTAAACAAATGGATTTCAAATTGGTCATTTTATCAACTTGAACAGTTTTTAAAATACAAAACAGAAGCTATTGGAAAGAAAATTGTTAAAATTGATCCTCGATATACATCGCAAATTTGTAATAACTGCAAACTGATCGAAAAGAAAAATCGAAATGGGTCGCATTATAAATGCGATTGTGGACATCAAGAGCATGCAGATGTTAATGCGGCGAAAAATATTCGCGATAAATATCTTATCTCTGTTGCTGAAAAGAAGACAGAGCAGGCCGTGTGTCAATCGGCCGAATGTTTCGAATTAAAAGATTTAGAAACAAACCATCAGTACAAGACTGATAGTAATTGACGACCAATATTCATTTATCCTCCAACAAATCTTTTATACTATTACCAAATTCAACTCTCTCAGAAGAATCGCAAATTACATTTGGATCGTTTTTATAATCATATGAAATATCTGAGATCCACCAACAATCAAATTGATCTAAAAACAAAAATAGCTTTTCCAATTGAATGTCAATCTCTTTGTCGTCCTGATCTAAACTCATCTTCAATTTCTTTCATTTTTATTTCTATATTTGCAAAACCTCTAAGAACGTGAATTAACAAATTTTCCATTTTACATTTCGGGCAAGGTCCCGAATGGTGAATGTGCAAATCATATTCATTTTGACGACCCCCATCACAATATTCACTTAAACAATTTAAGTGGCATTTTCCACCACACCTTCCACAAATTGGAACAATTGTCAATTTATTATCTTCAAGAAAAGAAAACATCTCAGAAATATTTACCATTATCTTACCCAATCTATTTTAAGAATTTCAACTGCCCGTTTTGCATCTTCAGATGTTAATCCTGTTGTATCCGAAGTCAGAACAACTCTATCATCAAAACCCCAGCCATAAACTTTTTTAAGATCATCAATCACAACAAAACTTTTAATTCTCCAATTATTTTTGGAAATCCAATGAAGAATTTCTTTTCCATGATTGTGTGTTGGTACATTAAACTTTTGTTCTTCTTTTGAAAGATTTGGATCAAGCAATTTATTTAAATTTGTAGTTCTCTCTTTTATTGGAAATTTTAATCCATATTTTTGAAGATGTTTTTCACAATATTCAAGCGGTTTATAATGCTTCCAACTTGAAGAAAGAATCAATTTTGCATTCGTCTCTTCAACAATTTTATTTAAACGACAAATGCAATTAAAATCAATTCCGTCCCACGTTGCTGAACCATAACCATAAGGTGGAACATATCTTGTATTTTCGGAATTTAATGCTCCATCAATATCAAGAAATATAAACCTTTCACTTCTTAACATTTATTTTGAACATTCCAAAACTTTATCATTAAAGCAAACATCTAAACAGTTTGTATAATCACATTGTGCGAGAGATTTCCAAATTGGAAAATCATTCTGCAAATCTACATCTGCAAGACATTGATCGCAAGAATAATTTTTCTCAAGAATACAAGCATCAAACCTATCACATGAATTTGATTTTTCACAAGCCATAATCTCATTTTGACAATTCGTTTCTTTGCACAAACGACAGCCTTCATCTTCAGATAAAGTTTCTGAATAAGAAACGCCACTCTCACACCCAATAAGAAATAAAATTAGAACGCCAAGATATTTCATGATTTTCTCCATTCGGTAGTTTTTTTAATTCCTTCTTTAAAGGAAACTTTAGGTTCCCATCCACAATTTTGCTTTATTTTATTATAAGATAATTTTGTTTCAAATACTTCACCTTTAATTTCTGGCAAATATTGCCACGCTGGAATTATATCTAACTGATCTGTTAATTCTTTTGCGACCTCATTTACTGAAATTGAAGAATTCGATCCTACATTATAAATTTCATTTTCAACTTCATTCATCATTAAAATATTTGCTTGAACAACATCATCTACATAAATAAAATCTCTTCGTTGTTCACCACTTCCAAACATTTTTAAATCTCTTCCTTCAAGAAGAGCATCAAGGAATATTGAAACAACTCCTGCTTCTCCTTGCGGATCTTGATGAGGACCATAAACGTTGCCATAGCGAAGTATACTGTAATCCAAGCCATAAAGTTTATTTGCCATCTTTAAATATTGTTCGATCCAAAGTTTGGATAAACCATATGGAGATTGAGGATCAAGAATTGAATTTTCTTGCCATGGAATTGGCGCATCTGGAGAATAGATTGCGCCGCCCGTAGAAGAAAAAATTAAACGTTTGACTTTAAATTCACAACAATATTGAATTATTTTTAATGAACCAAGAACATTTGATTCCATAATCCAAACTGGATTCCTTATTGATTCTCTTAAATTAACTTTTGCTGCAAGATGAAAAACAAAATCAAATTTATAATGATCAAATATACCTCGACAAGATTCTTCAAAAATATCTTTGATAAATAATTTTTGATTATATTTTAAATTATCTTCACTTCCAGCAGACAAATCATCAATTACAATTACATCGTGTCCTTGTTTTGATAATTCGTTTGCAATATTGCTTCCGACAAATCCGGCGCCACCAACGCACAATATCTTACTCATGAGTCTCCATAAACATAATCATGCTTTCGTCTTTTTCGCTCATTTTTTCTTTCATTCCATATGGCGGATTTCCAACTTGAAGGTATTTTCCATCATATGTCGTGATCATTGAAATATAGTGATTATAACAAGCAATGTTTGCAATATCAAAATCAAACTTTTTAAAAAGCTTTTTATGATTATTTCTTATAAAGAAGAGATTTGAATCAGTCACAGCGGCAAGAAAATATTCTTTAAGTTGGGCTAATCGATTCATTGCTGCAAGTGAAGCTCCAAATATTTGTTTTGGTTCTTGTACACAATCAATCCAAAAAGGAACAGTTGGATTATATTCAATACAAATAACATTTGGACGACACTCAAGCTGTTCAAATACCCAATAATCATCTCCATCAATATCGATGGACATGAAATCAATTTGTTCAAATATACTGTTTTTCTTTAATATGAAATCAACTGAATCTTTTTGATTATCCCAACCAATCTTTGCACAAATTGAAAGAACTTTTGAAGTTTGTTCAACGGATTTAATCCGCTCCTCATCAGCCTCAATAAGAACGGCGTTCCAATCTTTATTTTTCCAAAGATTTGCCGTATTGGAAAGATATTCTCCATCCCATGCGCCGAATTCGACGCAAAGTTTTGTTGTTGGTTTTATGATTGAAAAAATTTTCTCAATAATTCCATCTTCTCCAAATTGAGAGTAGATATTTTTTGCAAAATCAATTAAACGAGATTTCATTTTATACAGGTTACATTGAGCGACATTAACATTCCGCCTCTATCCATTTTTGGAAGAAAACTCGCACTGTAATCATCTACATGTGAATGTTCTGTTTTATCTCGATCGTATCGTTGAACATTTTTAAATCCAATTTCTTCCAAATCTTTTTTCAAACGATCAAAATCCCATCCAATATAATGATAATTTGTTGGGTAATCTTGTCCTCCCCAAAGTAAACCTCGTACCGCCTCAATATTATGATTTTTTACATAATGATTTACAACAGACTCAAAATCAGGAACAGCTAATCTCAATATTCCATCTGATTTGAGAATTTCATGCCAACGCTTTAATACAGCCATATATTCGCGCCTTCCAACATGCTCTAATACGTGACAAGCATATATTAATTCGGCCGAATCATTTTGAAATTTTGTTAAAGTTCGAATATCGTCCGCAACATCTACTTCTGGAATATAGCGAGAATCAACGTTTATAAAACCATCAAGATGTTTTGTACCGCAACCAAGGTGTAATTTCATTTATTTCCTTTATGATTTATCAACCGCATTTGAATTGATAAAAGTATATTTTGTATTTTTCTTGCAAAAATTCAAGAAGTTATATCCGTGAATTCCATTTGTATCTTCTGGAATTTCAATAAGATTATTATTCATTTTATTTATTAATAACCCAGAAATTGATTGATCATGACGATGTCCAATTTTAATTTTATCTTCTGCAACCCAATAAGAGTGATCCGCGTATTTAGCGGAATCTTCATTTGCCGGACCCAATGAAGCACATTCGGGCATTTGATTATAACAAAACCATTCATCAACAAAATCGCGTGATTTTTTTGAAACTTCAATTACAAACATTCCAGAAGCGTGCTGCAAACTTGGACGATATTGTTGACAACCCATTGTATTTATACAGCGATCAAGTGTAAAATTTGCATGGGTGTGTTTTCCAACCTGACCATTCTTCAAATGTTTTTCCCCATCCCATTTTACATGGATGGAAAGAATTCCACCATTTTTTCGACAAAGGTCTTTTGCAACATTTAAATCATAACGAGAAGGGTCAAGAATTGACCTGTCAGAAAACGCAGACCACATTTCGGGAGACGAATCAACATAAATAAGAAAATCGCCACCGTTTAATTGCAAAAATGTTTCGCGAATCGCAAATGGCTTATATGCTCTTCCGTTCATGCAAGGATCAGGATTATCAAGCATTGTTTTATTTGAGTGATAAAATTCGCTTTGAATAATATTTTTCCACTTGTATGAGTGCACACTGTTTATTCCAAACTGTGAATTATTTTTAAATAATGTTTCGATCTTATCTTGCGTTTGAGAATATTTTCCATCTTTGCGTCCAAAACGATCGTCGGAAACAGTTACGATAACATTTACCATTTAATCTCCAGATTAAATTCGGCAGTTAACGGATCTTCTTTTGTAATTTGAACATTTGGCTGAACTCTTTTAATCAATTCAATACCTTCATCGTCTGGACCAAAATGAGGATTCCAAACAATAAAACCGTGAGGAACTTTTGCGATTACATTTTTGATGTAATGTTTTTTGAGTTCGGCCGGAAATTCTCCAAGCGCATAAAAACTAACAAGATAATTAAAATCAGTTCCAATAAAAGTTAATACTTTTGGAAAGAAAAAATCATTAATACCATAACTGTGCATTACAGTTTTTGCCAAATAAAAACTTTGAAAGTCTTGCACTTCTGGCAGATCAAATATTCCATAAAGGTCAATCTGTTTGTTTGCGAATTTTAACAAGCAATTCAATACTGAGGCAAATCCGCCATAACCACCGCCGATCTCAAGCATATTCAGATCTAAACGCGAATCAAATTCTTTCAGTTCATTTAATACCTTATCGGCATAATAAATATATCTTAAACATATTCCGCTAATTTTATAACTATTCACATCAATAACATGGGTCGGATTTCCAATCTGATCAATTTTTTCAATTTCTTTCCATGGCAAATCTTTATCTTTGATTCTTTCAAAGAAAGGCCCAAACAGATCTGATGATCCAAGCATTCGTTTTACTTGATCGTTCTGTTTGAAATTTTTGAAAAGTTCAGGATCTTCGGAAAGTTTTTTTAACTCATTCTTCCATAAATCATATTCATAATTCACCCAATCATTATAGTTGGATCCATTATATTGCATTTGATTTATCCTTATATTTTTTCATATAATCAACATTATCGCAATACGACCGAAGCTCTTCTTTCGACATCTTTTTTATTTTTTCAAACAATTCAACGTTATGTTTGAAATAAGGGTTTTGTTGAGAACTTGAACTGGTTCTTGAATGTTCGATGTGATACACATAAAAATTAGACCAAACAACACAGTATCCCAATTTTTTAAATCGATATCCTCGTTCTTGATCTTCTGGCCCCCAATCCAAAAAATTTTCGTTCTCTAACCCGCCTTCAAAATAAGAGGATTTTTTGAAGAATTGCAAATGTCCAAATTCACTTCTTGTTAAATTTTTATCTTTTGCATTAAGAGAATCTAATGTTAATGTTTGTTTAATTTTTTCTCTCCCCGATTTATATACTTGCCACTGCGAATCACCCCAAAAATATGGATAAATTAAATCATGTCCACCAAGAATAAATTCTTGACATTTTTCATAAGATTTTGGTTCCATCACTATATCAATGTCGTAGTTGACAACAACCGGAGTTTTTACAGAAACAGTCATTTCATTTAAAAATCTTGTTCTATGAAACGTTTTATTTCCAGTTTTATTTTCCACAAACCAGTGATCAAGTTTTATTTCTCCCAAATCAATTTTATCAAGAATAGGAGTAAGTTTCGATTGTCCTTTATCATATTCATAAATGATGATATTTGTTTTTAAATGTTTGCAAAGATAAGACAATACAATCTCCGCATTTTGCGCACGATCTTCGCTTTCAATACAAAGCGGAATTATAAAAGTTGTTTGAGTCAAATCCAATCGTTCAGTCATTAAAACTCCTTAATAAAACGGTCTATAACCTTTAAAAACCAAAGTCTTATTTCTTATTTTTGCATAAAGTGCAAGTATATTTTTTAATCTATTTAATTCATTATCATTTAATGCAGATAAATTTATTCCAGAATTTGTTTTTTCTATAATTTCGTTTATCCAACTATCATCATCTTTCGACAAATTCATAGCATCACATAAATTTGAATATTCAGAATCATTTATAAATGATTGAAACAATGTTATTAATTTACGTATTTCTGAATCAGAAGTTTCTTTAAAGAAACGAAAATCATATCCACCCTCACCATCTTCCAGTAAATCTTGAATTGATTTTCCATTCATTATAACAACATCATTTAAATTCAATTTTTTAATTGGAAAAATATCTTCAATTAATGGTTCACCATCCGAGCCAACTCTTGGTAATTCAGTTCCAGTAACCAAATAAATATCTCCAGACAATATAGCAAGTTTAAATCTTTGAACGGTAAATCCCGCATTGCCATACAATGCTTTTTCTGAACTTGGTTGAATTAATTGCCACTTATCACGAAATGGAAGCGCTTTATACACTGAAACTCCATCCTCGTGAGTTTTTCCACCAAGTTCATCCGTCCATTCTCGACCCAACCCAATTGAAGATCTTTCATGTTTTGGAAACTTTCCAAAACGAATATACATATCGCCACCATAATTATGATTAAATGTGATCTTTTTAAATTTTCCATCAATAACATCCAAATAATCTTTTAAATAACGATGTTGATTAAGCAAATCAACTATGGCACTCAGCAATTCCTTTTTAAAGGATCCAAAAGTTTTCCAATAGTCAAACAAAAAATTATATGATTCTATTTTTTGTTTGATTTCATTAAATAAATGAAGTCTTTGTTGAACCTGTTGAACACTTTTTAAGTTGCCAAAATTTTTGAATATCTGACGGTACAAATCAGAAAAATATTCGGTTATGTTATCAATATCTTCTTCGGAAGAATTATCAGATAAAAGAATACTTTTAATCTCATCTGCTGTAAAATTTTTTACAGCAGACTTGAAATATTCTGATAATTTTAAAATTTGCAACATCAAAAAAGATAAAAAAATATTCAATGAATTCTTTTGAAGACCATTATCGTGTCTTTAAACCAATTCAAAGAAGAACAAGCCCTAAGTATATTTTCAGCATATATACGATTTTCAAACCCGTATTCTTTCATCAATGCTTTGATGTATGAATTTTCCAAACAATTCACATGTCCATGCCCGCCCTGACCTGGCACAGCCCAGCTCAATATAACAAGATCTTTTGCGTTGCGAATTATATTTCCAATAAAAATTTCTTCATAAAATTTAGGAATATGTTCGCCAACTTCCAACGACATCACACAATCATATTGATTTTCTAAAACAAATGCTTTTGAAAGATCCGCAATTCCACATAATCCATTTGTTATTTCTGGTGTAAATGGATTTCCATCATAACCATCTGATTGAAGATCGTTTTGATTAAAGTAACGTACATAACTGCCATTTCCGCAACCAAGATCTAAAATCGATTTTAGACCTTTGTCTTTTAAAAAATTGACAATGCAATATGCAAGAGATTCATCGAACGCATGTTCATTTTGATTTTTATTTATCCAAATCCCATTTGGTTGAATTAATGTTTCAAGGTATTTATAATTTTCAAATAATATCTCACTGCCTGTATCAAAACGAATTGACCATCCTTCGGATGGCAAAGAAAGAAAATTTCGATTTTCAATTAACGGAGAATATGTTAAATACAAATATTGCGTTTTTTTCAATATCTGATCTGCACGAAGAATATTGGGATAATCAAAAGCTGATATTGATAAAAATCCAATTTCTTTTATGTCTCGATTATTACAAAACAATTCAAAAGACAAAGAATCAAATTCACCTGATGTTTCGTATACAACACACGCATTTGGTTTGAATACTGCTGTTGACGAAACAACTACAGTTTCTTTATCAAAGTTACATTTTTGAAAAAATTCTTCAATCATATTCTGATCATGTCCTTCGTATAAATATCTTTATCATCAAGATTTCCGTCCGCAAACCAACGTTGTGGAGCAATAATTATTTTATCTGGATTTTTATTTAACCAGGCACCCCACCAAGAAAAACTACTGTTACTGATAATCTGATTTTTAGCCATGGAAATAAGAAAAAGATCTTCAACATCCAAATTGCCGTCGATAAAATGAAAAGTTGATGAAAAGTTTGCTTTGCACCAAGTAATATCATCTGAAAAAATCAAGAAGTTATCAATTTGTGTTTTTGATTTTATCAATTCAATTGCGCGATTATAATAATTCAGATCGCAAACCTGATGTGTTTTATTTCCAACAAAATCTCCTCTTCGAACATGAACAGCGCAAGAATTATCAAATATATTTCCATATTTTGATTTCAATTTTTCAATTACAAAATCGGTTGGCTCAAAATAAAATCGAACAAGATCTTGAATGCCTTCAAAATATTTTTCTGATTGAAAATATCCGTGAAGATTCATGGATTTATTTTTAGGAAGTTCTTGATATGTAAATGCTGGTTCTTGATATGTAAATGCTGGTTTTACAGAATCAGAACACAAAGAGTACGCATTCTTAAAAAATTGGCGCATATCTTTTTTTGTATAATTACAATACCAGTTAGCACTCATTACACTACCATTTTTTACCGCAGCAGAAAGCATTGCTGCAATTTGAAATAATTGATTTCCGAGTCTTCCAAATTTTCCAAGTTCATGAAATGTAATAAATGATAATTGTTCATATTTTTGAGATGTTAATATGTAATGACTTAATTTTTGTTGAAGAGTTAAATTAACCTTATGATCATTTAAAGGGTTTTCAAGATTGTATATGTAGAGAACATCCGAAATAAAATAAGAATGATTTCCAGCCATTTCAAGCATTGGAAACATCATTGCAAAATCCCATGTCATTTGAAGAAATTTTCCTTCATAAAGAAGATCTTCTTTTTTAATCTTTTTGAAAAGCCAAGCATAGAATGTTCTTAAATGAGAAGCTCCCCAACCATGTTGTCGAAAAGCATTTGCATCAATAATTTTTTGCGGATAAGGTTTTGAGACGCCAACAATTCCGCCCGGGAATGACTTATACTGGCCGTATGTTATCCAGACATGGTTTGGTGCATAAATACTTTGAAGTTTTGTTAAAACGTCATTGTGAGCCAACCAGTCATCTCCATCAAGAGTTAGAACAATTTCATCATCTGCGCAGTTCAAAACGGCGTTGTAAATATTTTCAAGAGCCCCAACTCTATTTTGATTTTTTATTAAAGTTACTCTTGAAGCTTTTGGAGAAGAACTTACAATTTGAGAAACTTTTTCAAATGTTTGATCGTTCGAGTTATCATCTATGAAAATTATTCGATAATTTTCATAATTTTGATTTAACGCAGAATTTATATTTTTAACACACCAACGAGCATTGTTGTAGCTTGGAATGATAATAGCAAATTTCTTTTTATTGTTGGAAACAATCGGAGCAACAACTGCACTTGATGTTATATTAAAATTTTGTTTCAATTGAACATTCGAATTTTCAGGTTGAATTTTATAACTATTATTTGGTCCAAATTCTTCAATTTGAATTTTTGATATTAATATTTCTCCAGATGACTCTTCATTCATTCTGATTTTTAAACCGTCAACCAACGATCCAGAAACAACTTTTATTGTTTTTGTTATTATGTTTGAATCAAGATTAACAATCTCCTCCGGACCTCCTGACAATGAAATAAAAATTTTACCATTTCCATTTATTCTTTTTCCAGTTAATGATAAAAGATATTCAAAATTGAATTTTAATTCAGATATTGATTTAATATAATTTCCAAACCTTTTAATTACCAAATAATTTTGACCATTTGAATTAATACTTTTTACAAGCTTTTGATTTGCTATTTGATTTTTTGCGAAAGTGCCAAGCTTATCAGAATCAAATATATATTGACTTGTGATGTTTTCGTTCATTTGAATATTATTTTGTTTTATTGTGTTATTATTTAATATTGTTGGGAATGGTGCTGATATAGAATTTACAATTTTTGAATTTGGTATTTGATTTGAAATTACTTTTAGATCTGTAATTTCTCCCGAAGAATTAAAACGAATTTTTTCAGAATTATTTGAAAAAATATTTGCGGGGCTTGTTTGGATTGATTCTATGTTGCCCGAATCAATCCAAGCATTCGGTCCAACAAGAAGTTTTCCAGAAATCAATCTGACGCCGCCATAACTTCCGCACTTTGAAATAAGATTTTTCCAATTTTTCATTGTATCATTTATTTTTATCTTCAGATCTATGACAAAAATTTGTCCGATTGAATTTTTTGGACGCGAAATTTCAACCCAATCACAGGAAGAAATTTTTATTTCTGTTGGTATTGACTTGGAATATACTGTTAACTCTTTTGTTTCATTATTTGTTTTAATTGAAACAAAACCGTTGCCTGATTCTTTTTGAAAAGAAAGAATTATTTCTTCCGCATCGTTAAAATTTCCAAAACGAACAAAGCCCAAATTTGGCTCAAGATAAATTTTATCATTTTTTATAATGCATGATTTTTGTAGAATCAAATATTCAAGCATCTCTAATTATATTCTGTACAATTTCTTTTATATTCATATTGTTTATTAGCACGATGCTTTTGTCATCAGAATAATTATTAAAAAGATATTTGTAATTCATATCTAGAATGTATTCTCTAATCAAAGTTTGTTTAATTGGAAAAGAATAGAATAATTTTGCTTTTGAAATTATCATAGAAATTAAGTGATAATCAATTTGTTTTGAAAACAAAGCAATTGATTTTGAAATTAATGAAAATAAATTATCTATAGTTGCAGGCAAAACAGAAACAAATCCATTGTAATATTTTCTTGGATCATTTGCAACTATAATTGTATTTATATTATTTTGAATCAATAATCTTGATAACGAAATTATCTGCGTCAAATTAAAATCTAGACATGAAATTAAATTATTCGAATAAATGGTTTGATCAGGAATAATCAATACGAATTTTTTTGAAAGATCTGTTAATGGTGGTTGAAAGTTTCCACGCAATTCAGGAATATAATCTTTCCAAGGAAAACAAGAATTCTGAAAAATTTGTTTGCATACTGGTTGTTTGCAATGATAACCCTTTGATCCATAATATGTTTTTACATCTCGATAATTATACAACGAATTAAAATAAATTCGATCATCTCTATCCATAAATATAGGTGTTGTAAATTTTTTCAAATGATCTTCTTTTAGATTTTCAAAATAATTAGCCAAGCCATTTGATTTTAATAACGGAATGAATTCTTTTCTTCCGGCCCAAAGAAGATCGTTATTATAGGTTTTTGAAAATAATTCTAATAAAGACATCGAAAAAAATGATTCAAATATATTTCCAAATGCAGAAACAACAATTGTTTTATTTTTAATAGAACGATCAATTACAATTTTTGGAAGTTTTGGTTTTACATATTTTCCAGAATTTAATGTCCACAATATTTTTGGAGCAAATGGAAAAACTCTTTTTGATATCGTTGTTTTAAAATTCATTTTATCAATCGAACAATATCTTTAACAACCTTTTTCCATGTAAAATTTGGAAGAATTGATTTTGAATTCTCAATAAATTTTTCTTTTAATTGTTTTGAATTTTGATATGCAAATCTAAGCTTTTCAACGGCATCATCAATATTCGGATCAAACATTTCCGATCCTTTTGAAGCTTCCCAATATTGAGCAGCCTGTGGTGCAACAATCATTTTACCATCAATTAACAAAGAGTTATCATCGTTAAGATAATCAAGCTGCCCGCCGTATCTCGGTGATATTACTATATTGTTTGCAAATAAACCTTCGAGTCCTGGAAGATAAAAACATTCTGCATGAGTCATTGTAAATACGCAATCGACCGATTTATAAAGAGATTCAATATTCGTAATAAAAGATTTTATAACTAAACATTCCGCATGATTTGGAAATTTTTGATTAAAAATTGCATATTCTTTTGCAAAAGAAACCTCAAAAGATTTGTCTGGTTTTTTATCAACTACTTTTAATACAAGACAAACATCATCGTTTTTGTTAAAAGCTTTTCCAAAAGCGTTAAGCAGTCCGGAAAGATTTTTTCTTATATGGGGCTGGGCAATATTTGCAAGAATTTTAAATGATTTTTTGGTGTTCAATTTAAATGGTTCTACATTAAAGGCGGCAGGATCAATACCATGATGTACAATTCTCATTTTTTCTTCCGAAACACCATTGTTTGCAAATATTTCATATGAGAATTTTGAAGATGGAAGAAAATAATCTGTAACATTTGCAAATTTTGCTTGTCCTGATGGAAGTTTTGTAAATTCATAATTCCATATTCCAAAACGATTTTGCCTTCCATGACAAAGATAATTTGGAAAATTAATCATTGCTGTATATGAAATTTGACAATCATAATTTTCTTTCAATGGTCGAAAATTTAAAACAAGATCTTGCGGCACAAATTCATTCCCGTTGGTTGACGAAAGATCAACGCTATAACCTTGCTGAATTAATTCGCGGGCAATATGTTGATTGACAACGCTCCAACTGTGCTGTTTGCCAAGAAATCCTTCAATACAAAAATCCATGCACGAATTATATCATGGAACTTAGCTGTTCGGCTTCAAAAATAAAGGACGCCAAACGAATCATTTCAAATTTACCCGACGCTTTCTTGCCAAACGGCATGAAAATAAACATTCCGCTTTCAAATTTGCTGAATTCAAATTTATCTCCAGCATACAATACAAGTTCTGTTGCGCTCCATGAAGACTTATTTATTTTTTGATTTGTTGGTTCTTTTTTTGAATAAGCAAGAGTAATGTGCGGGTTAAATTTTGGCCATTTTTTTGAATAATTTATTTTATCTTTATCAAATGCTTTTGCAAGAGATTTGCGAACCTCAATTAAATCATCTGATATAATGGGAACAATAACTGGAAAACCATCATCTCCTTTTGGAAAAAAAGAAACTTCTTTGAATGAAATTTTTGGAGTTGAAAATTTACCAAGAACAGAGTTCATTATTTTTGTAATTTTACAAACATCATCAATCTTCATTTTGCCATCAAAATAAAACATTGTGATATGATATTCTTCTGGAAGTTCTTTTTTTCCATCAACATTAACTTTTGAAAGCTTATCAGAAATATCTGATGGAATTTTAAGGGCAATCATTGACATGGTTCGACTTTATAATAAATCCTGAACTTCGTTGTAAAATATTTTTACGGCCTTTTTATATTTTTCAGGTTCATGTTCTTTCCAAGACCAAAATATATTATTATTATTTTTTAACAAAATATGTTCTTCTGAAAAATAAAAAAGAAATTCTTTTTTATTTAGCAATCTTTTTTTTCCAACACCAACAATTTTTGCTTGCAATTTTTCCACTTGAATAAAAAAATCTTCTATATTTATCTGATCGACCCAAGCATTAAAATATAATCGATGTATTATTTTTGGTAAATTTATAATCGCACTTTTAAATTCATCAACAGAATCATTTAAATCTGTATAAAATTCAACATCCATATGTGAATGAATTAACTCATGTGGCAAATTAGTTTTTTCAACATCAAAATTTGTCTCTCTGATATTTCTTCCAAGCTGTACCTGGTCAGAATATATTTGGCCATGCTCACATTTTATTAATGTTTGCATCATATGTTGAAGTTCGTGCCTTACGGTTCTTTTAATTTCATTTGCTTTTGTTTCTATTTTGGTTGCTTCATAAGGGTAACCGATATCTTTTTCGCCGAACCATAAAGTTAAAAATCCAAGTTTAAAAATATCATCATCCTCAATATTATTTTGATATTTTATTTCTTGATTATTCCAGTATCCTTTTCTTAAAGGAGAGTCTTCCAATAAAAATACAGCACCAAAAGAAAATAATTTATCTGAAAATGGCGATTTTATGTAAAATGTAGTGTTTGCGGAAATTTTCTTTGTAATAAAACGTTTGCATTCAAGAAGAACTTCTTCCAATTCTTTTCGTTGATAATAATTATTTGATTTAAATGAAAAAATATCCGTATTTTCTTTTGAATCTAATAAACCAAATTCTTTTAATTTTGGAAGAAAATAACTATTACACATTCTTGTAAAATAAACAGAAAGCGCCCATTCTTCAACTTCTCGAAGAGTTTTTTCGGGAACTTTCAAAAGGCCGGCTTTTTTTGCAAATTCAAAAGAATATTTAAGAAGATTGTTATAAATCATAATAAGTATTCAACCTCTTTATAAAACTCTTTAACTGCCAATTTATATTTTTCAAAATTACGCTCTTTGAATGATTTAAACATTTTTGAATTTTTTTTAAGTTTATTATAAGCATCCGGAAATTCAAATTCAAAATCATGTTCCGAACCCAACCTTGGTATTCTAAATCTAGAAATTGTCATCATAAAATAATCAAATAAAGAATAACGATCGGGTGAAAAATTACGGTCAAATGGAAAATTATGATCTATCCATGTTTCAAAAAATGCTTTATGAATAACTTTTGGCAATGTATTTATTACAGATTTAAAGTTATCAACCGAATCAGCAACCCTTGTATGGTACTCAACACTTCGATGGGCGTGTTCAAGATTTAAATCGTTTCTTGTTTCACTAGGAATAACGTTATCTCTTATTCTTTTAGGCATTTGAGTTGGAAAAAACGTCATGTTGCCATCTAAAGTTTTTTCTGTTTGAAGAACTTCTTTATTATGAGACGGATATATTTTTCTATGTATAAGCGTTTGAACCGCGTGTTGCAATTCATGCCTCACTGTATTGCGTATTGCTTCTGCAACAATTTTGAGATTATGAACTTCAAAAATTTTAGGTTCGTAATAAAAATCCATAAAACCCGCCAATTCATGTGGGTTTTTATCATCTTGATAAGAATCTGAATCCCACTCTCCTGCAGCAGAATCTTTATTTTTGAAATTAAAGTTAATATAAATATCAACTGGTTTTTTAAAGTTCGGAAATATAAATTCAAATTTTCTTTGAATTGATGTAACACCATCGCCTGCATCAATATTTTCTTTTATGAAACGTTTACATTCAATTGATTCATCTATTAAATTTTGACTGTCGTCATAAAATTCAAATCTTCTCACAAATTCATCAAATTCATTAAGTACACTGTACAAATCTGCGATATATTTTTTGAAAAACAAGTTTAATTGTTTTTCGGTAAGATCTTTTTTCAATATTTTTTTTCCAAATCTTGAACCAAAAATTTCCAATTCATAATTATTTTTTTCCAAATTTTTATATATTGTTAGATTGACAGAATTTTTAGTAAAATCACAGGTTCCAAAAAGATAACTTTCAGGGTCCATTTTACCTTCAAATTCCGGCAACACTAAACCATAAATGTATCCTGGTGTAATTGGTTTTACGTTATCTTCACGCAAAGCTTCTTCCATTTTTTTATATGATTCGCTTTGTTTTCTGTCAATTAACATTTTTCTCAAATTTCTTCTTATCTTTCGTTTTTTTACTTCTTTTTGAATCAAATAAAGAAGACGCGAAAAATATGCACTTAAAGCCCAATCTTGAACTTGTTTTAGCACATTCTCAGGAACTTTTAATAGTCCAGCTTCTTTCAAAAAGATCGAAGAATATTTAAGCAACGGTTCGAACATCAACTTAATAATCCTTCCAGTTGATTTGATTCAATTGTTAACACTTCATTGTTCCATCCGGATTTTTTTAGAAAGACAGTAATTTGAAGTTTCGATACAAGAGTCATATAAACAGGATCCACAGAAAGATCTTTTATGCTTAATGTTAGTATTCCATTTAATGGATCAATGTAAACGCCAATGATATCGTCTACAATTACACCATAACCATCAACTTCAGAATAACCGTCAAGATTTGGATAAAAGCTCTGAATGGCAACATCGAATTTAACCTTATTCAACAGAAGATCTTCTCGTTGAACCGTTGTACAATCCGAATATTTCATTGCCTTGTATCCTGCCGAAGTTAAACCATTTCCAGAATCGGCGACAAGTTTTTCAAACACATTTAATGACGCTTCGGTTAAAGGAACCTGGGGAAGTTGAAGAATAATTGTTCCAATTTCAATATCCGGTTTATAAAGATCTCCGTTTGGTCGTTTAATTTGTCCGCGCATCAAATAAAGATCGTCCGGAAAGAATGCATCATTTTTTCCAACATCAACAGGATCGTTGGAAAAATCTTTTTCATTACAATTTGAAGTCACCGTGTCGCATTCTGCAATTACTATTCCGGCAGTATCTGAAAAAATTGCCGGAACGATTCTAGCTTCAGATGTAGTCAATACAAGATAGTCTTGCCAAAATGGTTGAGAAATAATTTGATATGTTACAGGTGCAAATGGTACTTGCAAAAATACAGGATCTGATTGAATTTGTTGATCAATAAAGTATCCGTCATATTCAAGCTCTGCTTGCGTCAAAGTGCTGGGATCAACAAGATTTTGTCCCGAATATCCATCCAAACGAATCAACCCATCACAATCAAAATATCCATCATATCGTCCAACAGATGATTGAACCTGTAAACAAATATGAGTAAAAGATGATCCGATTGGAAATGAGTTTATTTGTTTTGTTATATATGAATTAAGAAGATCCACGTCGCTAGACGTTACATAACCGTCTCCATCAAGATCTGCCTTTAAAAGCTCAATGGCGTCAAAATAACCATCTGCAATCTTTTGTTGTGTTGATTCGAGGACAAGCCCTTCGCCAACAAGTTCCGCAATTCTTACAAGATCTTCTTCGTCAATTTTTCCATCTCCATTTAGATCACCATAACCATCGGTACAAAATGTTGATTTAAAAATTCTATATTCTTTATTTGAAGATTCAATGTTTGGAATTAATTTGCTACCAATTAAATTTAACGAAAGTAAATCTGCATCTGGATTTATTATGCAAAAAGTATCTCCAACAGCAAGTCCCGGATATAATTGAATTTTTTCAAGAAGAGCGACATTTGATTTGGGGTTGGAATCCTTGGCCGTTCCGATAATTACGGGATCTAAGGATGTTTGTAGAGATACAAGTCCCGCTGCATTTACAAAACTAAATTGGGGTATGAACTGTTTTAATGAATTAACAGGTGAACCTGATTTTTCATTTTGTTTTGTTTTCGAATAATCTTCAATCGCAGCAAGAATACCAATATTTAATGTTGTTTCACCTGTGTATGCAAATGATTTGTATTTAACTTGATTGTCAATTGGCAAACCAGTTTCAGAATTAATTTTGGTTTTATTGAATTGCATTCCATTTCCGGAATCATATCCCATTCCGTCCGCAATTTTTATTGCATCTGTCCAAACTTGAAACCAAAGATCTTCTTCTTGAATATCAACCCAAGATCCATTAAATAATGAAACTCGGCTATTATCAATAGCGTCACGACCACATCCAATTAAAAATTCTCCATTCGATGCGTCTCCAGATCGCTTTACAGTTACAATATAATATTTGTCTGCTGTTATTCCTCCCGGAACTGCAATTTTCGTATTATTAAATATGAAATCAACTGGTTGAAGAATGTCGGTCAAAACATATCCGACATCTTTTAATGATTGTTGATTGTAAGACACTTGTACTAATGGTTGAGCTGTTGGATCAAAATCAATTCCTAAATTTGGAATAATATCTGTTGGACAAGATGTTGTTGTTTGAAGCGGATAAATAGAAACAATAAAATCACCAGACCAATCATACCAATCTTCTTCAGAAACTTCAGAATTTTTTGCAATACCAAGAAGTAGTGTTATTTTTTGAATATTATTTGTTTTTGCAAGAAATTTTTGTCCAACCTGAGAAACAACATCATCTGCGGTAATAGTTTTTGGGTCCAATCCAGTTGTATTAATTTCAAGAGCATCGACACTGTATTCATTGCCAATTCCAATTTGAATAACTTCGGATAAAGTTGAAAAATGACTGTTGACTTTAAAGTCACGCCAAAAAAGATCTGGTTCAACATCTTGGGCGACCATTAAACAATCAGATGAAAGTTGAAAACTTTCAGCCTCTTTAATCACTATTCGGCCGCCAAAATTTCTCGAACAATTTGAATTGCCTTTAAAATCATTGAAGAATAAAGAAAGAATTTTTGAATAATGCTTTGATGTTACATATGTTCCGTTTTTATGAAAATAAAAGCGATCCAATTGAAGATTGCCCTCAAAATCTAAACCAACAATTGCAATTTTTGTTGCAAATCTACCCCAAACAGAAGAACCGGTTAACGTAATTTCTAACTGATTTCCAAGACTTAAATCAGATGGCTGAGAATGAGCGGAAATTCCGTATCCATCAAATATATTTGCGGCAAGCAACGCAGCTTGTTCTGAATTAAGATCGCTTGAATCAAAAATAATTTTTTTCTCAAGTGATTTTAACAAAACTCCAGAGCCAAAATGATTCGAAATAATCGACGCATCTCTTGAGATGTTTGCGTTTTGTTCTAATTTTAATTCTGTTTCACCGACCCGTTGAGAATCGTAAAAATTATTATTGATGACCGAAACTTCTTTTCTATTCATTTGATGTTTGTATTCATTTGATATAATTGATTTTTACTTTTGACTCGCTTGGTTTGAAAAGCTTTATTAAAGACTCAAGAACATCCTTGATTTTTGCATTACCTTCCAATATACCAAAAGAATCAATGATGTTAATTGTAAAATTAAAAATTCCATTGATCTCATCTCTAATGATTGTCATATCCTTATTTTCAAAAATAACAGAATCAAAATTCAAAAGATATGTTGTATACAGATCTTCAATAACAGGTAAAACATTTTGAATATTCGAACTGTAATTAAGATCTTTCTTTTGAGATGCAATTGTCCAAAAAGATCTTGCAATATTGCTTATTCTTAAATTATCCATTCTTGCCTGTGCTGTATTAACTTCTCTAAAATCAGAACCAATGTAAATTAAATTCATAGGATCTTTAAAATGAAAATCACCAGATATTGAAGATGGCCCAGACCAGGATTGTCCAAAAACATTTCCCGTACCAAATAATGCGCCAGTTCCAAATGTTAACATTCCAGCCTCATTTCCATCAATAAAAAATTCCAATTTGTCGGAACTCTTAGAGTTGCAAATATAAGTTACCGCAACTCGATGCCAGGAATTTCTATCCCAAAGAATTGGAGATTTAAGCTGATACATTTCTTCATTTGCCATCAATTCAAAAACAATATATCCAGAAGCATTTTTATAAATAGATAAACGATCACCGCTCAAACCAAGCGGAAGATATGCAACATTGAGTAATGTTCTTTCAAAATTTAACGGTTTGCCTAACTGAATTGTTTTTCCATCAGAAAGAAGTTTTCCACCAGCAAAATAATCAATGGAACCAGATACGACAGAATATATTGAAGCAACTCTTTCTGGAAGAACCACGATCATTTTGGTTGTAGAATAAACTTCTTGTATTGAAAAAGCACACATATCAAAATAATACCTTATATTTGGATCGTTTATGGTATCATATTTTGGACTAATCCAAAATTCAATTGTTCCCGCATTATTATTTATAATGCTACTATTATCAATTATTAAAGGAGTTTTGTCAAAAAATATAGATTGATTAAATTCATCATTGATACTATTTCCCGATTGAATAAAATCTTTTTCGGATGTAACGAAAAATTTTGCAGAATTAATTAGCGGTTCATTTCCATGAATTAAAGTTAACGTATTTTTGTTTGGTAAGAATTGATTTTTTCTTTGATAATCTTTTGAGATATAATCCTGGCCCAAAGCTGGAGATTCTCCGGCTCGAACATCAGTTAATTGTTTTGATAAAATTCGAATTTCATTAAGAACTGAATTTGATGAATATTTTGCAAACATATCCGATCCAAAATAAATATTTTCATTTGTTAATGGATCCATTTTAACAGTAAGGTATGTCGAATAATCAAATTTATAATATCCCTTTGGAAGAGTATATGGAGTTATTGTTTCAATATTTAAGAATGTAAAATATCCATTTTGAAATGCTGAATTTCCAATTCCAGAATAATAAATTTTATATTGTGCATCTGTAAAAGAAGAAAGTGATGAATTTATTTTAATTGTATTTTTATCAATCCACTCTGTAATTTGATATGATCCAGCCCCAATTCCAGATGTAATTACAAGCGTTTCTTCAACAACCGAATCAAGAAAGTCTGCATTAAGATCTGTTAATGTAGATGTTCCTGTTGATGAAAGTGTTGTTCCGGTTTGTGAAATATAACTATAACTGATGATTGGATAAGAGTTATTATCTTGAGAAACTGTAATTGGATCTTTTTCAAACACCTCAACAACAAGAAAATCTTTTGTTTCAATAATTGGAAGAACAGAAACATTAATTGTTGATAAAGATGTAAATTTTTCACTTGTTGAGAGTGTTCCATTTGTTGAAAATGTTAATGTTTCGCTTGTTCCACCGCCATATATAGATCCGTTAACTGTAACCGAAACTGGAGTTGAAAAATCTATATTTCCACCATTAATCTTTACGGACAAATATCTTCCTTCCGTCGTATTGGTCGGTTGAGTAAGATCTGCAGATCCAACATAAATGCCCGGACCTGTTGATGAATCTGGTCCAATTACGTATGGCATTAATGGAACTGCTGTAATTTTTACTTCATCAAGAGATATTGGTTCTGGCAATTGTGTTTTAATTACTGAAGAATCATCCCAAAGATAAATGCTTTCTTGAACTCTTCGATGATTTAAACCGAGCGTTCGAAGAACAACCTTATCCCCAGCAATAAAATTGCCATAAATAGAAACAACATCTTGACCCAGATCATTTTTACTTATTTCATATCCTGGAACATTTGCTCGTTTGCCAGGAATTTCTGTTTCAATTTCATTAGATATTACATACAAAACAATATTTGTATAAAGAGCAACTTGAGTGGAAACAACTACATCAACTGGATTGATCGAATAATCAACATCAGTTAATGTTGTGTTAAGCACCTGATCAATCTCAAGAGAAAATCCATTTACCGAAAGAATCGTATAATCTTCGAACCCTGACTCATTTATTCGAATAGTATTTCCTACAATAACTCCAAGTTCTTCAAAATTTGTATCCGAAGAAATTACAAATGATGAACCATTTGAAATGGCCAAATCATTTGCTGAAATTGATGGTTGAGTTGCAGAATAAAGAACAATCTCAGATCCTATAGAACGATATTTGTCTGAAGTTGTTACGAGTGGACGATTTCCATATTTTAAAACATTTGGAACTTCAAATCCATCAATGAACAAATGCATTTCATCTCGTCCATCAATTGTATTCAGTTTCCAAGATGTCGCAATGTGATGTTTTTCTCCGGAATTCCAGGTTTTTATGTTTGAGCTTAATTCGGATCGATTTCCAAATTTATCAAATACTTGAAATACAATATAACCGCTTCCATCTTTAAATATTGAAAGGCGATTTTTATTTTCAACTTTTCCAAAATCAAAAATATAATGGTTCAAATCTGATTTAAATGTTATTCCGTCAAAAGAAAATCCTTCAATATATCCATCCGTATATCCATCATAACCGTCATAACCATCTGGATTTTCGGCATCATATTGATCAATGTTAAATTCAAATTCAATTGTTTTCTTTCCGCTTCGTAGAATGTCATTAATTTCTCCAAGATTTGGAATATTTTTTACTCCATAAAATTCTCCAGAAGTTTCAATTTTTCCAGAATAAACATTTGTTTCATTAACAGAATCTTTTACAAGAAATTTCCAAGAATTAGTATCTTCATCAAAATAAATAAATACTCCAACATCTGTGAATATTGTCGAAGGTTTTCCGGTTGAATCAAAACTTGATTTTTTAATCAATTCAAATTTGTTATTAAGATCCAATGTTGGATTGTAATTATTTCTTCCAATAAAAATTGAAGATGCTGGAAGGACGGAACCATTTTTCAATATTGAAAATGTTAACTTTGCATCATTATCGAAACCTTTCCAATCTGGAAGAATCCACGTTTCAAAAGTTCCTTCTTCAATTTTAAAATTGCTCGCAGCAGGCAAAGAAGCAGATTGCCCAACCTCAGATACATAAAACCCATCTCCATTTTTACCTGGAAGAAATTGAACATCTCCAGTAATATCTATTTGATTTGGATAAAAATAACTTGCACCCAAAGACCAATTTTCAAAAGCAGCTTCAATTAATTCGGGAGAAATATGGGTTATTTGTTTTACAAGTTCTTTTAAAGCCAAAACAGTTGGCCCCTTTGTTGTGGAACCCATTGCGGCAAATAATACGTCTCGATAAGACTCTCTTGGAATATTAAGATCTGTATGGTTGATGAGCGGAACATCAAAAAGACTTCCAAAGTTATTTAAAAGAGCATTGCGAAGGGCTCCAACTCTATACGTAACATAATATTGATCTCCGGAAGAGATTGCACTTGACATTCCTCGAAAATCAAGAAGGTTATTTCCATACTCATAACTAACAACCAACTCATCCATCAAATACGTATAATCAACGAACAAATCTCCACGAGAATAATCAATCACAATTGTTGCCGCACCGTTTAATTTTACTTTATAAGTGACAGACATTATTCCGAAATTTGAAGAATTGAGCGTTATTTCATAATCTGAAAAAGAACAAAATTCATTCCACAATTCGTTATTTGACGAATCTTTGACACTTACAATTTCAGTTATTTCAATTCCATTTGAAATAAATGGAACTTCAACTGTAAATCCGGACGCAACACAATCGGTTGTTTTTGTTATTGGTTGAATAGAAACAATATTTGTTGAAATTGTTGCGCCATCGGCAAAATTCGTTGGAATATCATTATTTTTTAAATCATAAAGATCATACAGTTCTCGAACCAATACGCCATCATCTGTTGTTGAAAATGAATCAGATTCAATAACATAATTTAATGTTGTATCACCATTAAGAAAACGTTCGTTTGATAATTCAAACGAAGAAGGTTCAACCGTTGTATCTGTGAATTTGTTTACTTTGATTTTTTTATTTATTCCTTCAACGGCTCCAAAATAAAAATACAAATCATCAACTGCAATTATATGTTTATTTTGTGTTGAAATTAAACCATAAGAATAATTGATTGAACCAATATCATAATTTAAATTTTCAACTTGAACATATACTGTACCGTTAATGTAGTCAACAAAATATTTTCCAACAGATAAACGATCATAATTTTCATCTAACGAATCCTGTTCATCATAATATATTTCTGATTCAAATATGTTTTTATCTGAAAATGAAATGCTTGTGTTGAAGCTTGAGCCAACACAATCATTTGTCGAACCAATAATAAAAGCATTCTGTAATTGAATTTTGAATATTTTTTTCGAAGAATAATCAATTTCTTCAGAAACAAAAATAGTTTCATTTGTTGAAGTTGAAAAACTTGCTTTTTCCTGTCGAATCTTTTTTACTCTTGGAGGAGTTTTGGATGAAAAGAAAATAGAATAATCATCCCATCTTTGAATAGAATAAACCTCTCCTGTTGTTTCGTTTAATAAACGAAACACATTTGTGATTGGAGAATTGACAGTTAATAAAGAACCTGTTGAAGTCACCTTATTATTAACTCTTTCATTGATTATCTCTTGATGAATCTGAGGATTATAATCAATTCCAGGAACAAAAAGATCTTCGTATTCAAAAGCAATTGTTGCAACTTCTCCGGTTAGATTTCTTGCCGGAGACGAAACAAGTTCTCTTGTTTCTGGATCATAAATAAAATCAAGTTGATTTGAAAATGAATTTTTATAACGATATGTGCATGCTGGCGGGTTATTTCCTGTCCCGTCTCCGTTAATCGCACCATAAACAAAAACTTTTCCGGTGGAATATTCTACAGAATATTCGCCAGGGGCTTGAGGAAGCGAGTTTAAATCAAATTTCTTTTCTGTTACAAAAGCGGGATGAACTGTTGAAAATGGAGGATTTGCTTCCGGATCTAAAAATGAGATACCTGCAAGTTCAGGAACATTTGAATTGACATCAAGAATTGGAGCATATCTTAGTGTAAAATATGTTGTAATTGGTGGGGCCGGTTCTCGAATTGATTGAAGGTTTTGATATACTTCGACCGAATTTTCATCAACCGATCTTCCAAGATTGAGATATTCATATTCGATTTCAATTGAATCTCCCGCACCTGGAAGTTTTGTATATTTAAGAAGATCTTCCCCCAAAAGAATTTCATTATCTTCTAGTAAAAGATAATTTGCCGCCAAATCATCGTATTTTGAATTTTTTAATTGATAAGATATTGTTTGAATTGGAAATTCATATATTGTTGAATCACCATAAATAATTGTTAAACTAACAAGTTTTGAAACTGGAAATTTGGAAAGTTTTAATAAAAGCTTATCAAAACTTCCAGAAGTTATACCTGGATTCAATGTTTCAGAGTAGGAAACTGCCTGAAGTGAAATTGGAATTGATGGAAATTCATCAATTTGTTTCGAATAAGATTTTAAATTTGAATTAAGATTTTTTGACACCTTAAGAATTTCAAAAGCGCCACCTTCATTTAAACGATCAAACGGGCCATTTCCTCGAACCTTCAATTCATTAAAAATTGTTCTATCCAAAAATATATCATTTGATAATTCTTTAATATCAAAAAGAATTTGAGATTTTGATTTTGAATCAGCATTAATAATATCTCGAATTAAAGTTCCATAATCCAAAGAATAAATATTCTTTTGAAGATAACGAATAAGATTTGAACGAATTGGTTCTGAAGAATCCTCAAACCCAAGAATATATTTTTTGTCTGATGTGGAAAATAATAATAAATCTCCATTCTCACTTGTGAATGGATATTGTTCAGTTGAACTTAATATAATTTCATATTTTGCATAAGGTGTCAAATAATCTGTTGTCAGATAAACAAAATTATCTATTACAGATACTTCTTTGACTGTTGGAATAGGAACAGATTCAATTACAGGTCGAAGATAAAAGTTCGATGCAGAAATTGTTTTAGTTAAATTTTCATTAAATTCAAAAACAACTTCAGTTGAAGAATTTACTTTTGAATCAATTAATCTTAGATTTCCCATTAACGTTTCTCGGTATTTACTGTTATATTATTTGGAAAAATATATTCGTTTTTTTGTGCCGTTACGCTTAATACAAAACCACCAATATCTTTTTTGTTAAAGTACAGCACTCTGGCGCGATCAACTCCACTTATAGTGTAAGCTGCATTGACAAGATCGTTTGCATCAATTGTTGTTCCAAGCTTTGATGCTTGAAGCGCTGTTGTTATTACGTCCTTTACATTTTGTTTTACAATTTCTGAATTTGTTTCGAATTCCGAAAGAACAACAACATTCATCACAACATCAACCAATAATGCATTCGAACTTTTAATAAGAACATCTCCATTGATTGGTCTTGCAGATTTAATATTTGCGTTCGGGTCTCCTTCCAAACGAAGAGTTAAATCTCCAATAAGACGATCATAATTATATTTTACAGTTATTCTTTCATTTGTTTTTGGCGCTGTGTAGTCATAAAAAACCCTATATCTTGATTTTGAGGTTGGTTGATTTAAATTGTTTATTGTTAATGTTGAATTCAATGATTGAACATCATTGAAGCCGCTTGAAACTGAAATGCTATCAACCAATAGAAATTTTTTCTGAGTATACGCCGTATTTTGCTTGTAAAAATATATATTCTCTGTTTGAGAATTTGCAAGAAGATAAAATGTAATTCTCGCTTTATCTCCAATCTTAAAAGTGTTTGTTATATTATTTGGAGTTGATGCAAGTAAAAATTCTGTTGATTTTAAAGACGCATTACTTATTGCTTCGTATTTAACAAACGAGGCATCATTGATTGAATAATTCTTCAATTCAAATTCGTAATCCGAAGATATTACTTCTTCACCAACAACGCTTACTTTTTCAAGTTTGGCAATTTTGAAAATTTTGTAAATTGATGGAACTGATTCTTTTGATAAAAGATTGAAATATTTTCTTATTGCCAAAGAAAGATCTTGTTTTAATCCGTTTGATGATATTGTATATACAACGTCAGTAATTTTTATTGAGGTTGTTCCAGAAATTGAAACGGTTCCGGAAGAAGCTCCTCCCGAAAGAATTAATTGCAATACTGATGGAGCATATCTCAAATTTTGAGAAATTTGAGAACCATTATAGATGTGCAGTGTTGGTTGATAACCAGTTAAACTTGATTTTACATTAAATTGATTATTTGATCTTATTGCCGGAAGATTTGAAACCAGCGTTGAAGGAAGAATATTATTTATATTTGCTATATAATTGCATTCAACAATATTTCCAGAAGATGCAAGTGTTGGCGAAAACAATATATCATTTCCATTAAAACTAAATGAATCCGCACCATTATAAACATCAACTGTATTATAAATTATTTGAACAGTATCATTTAATTCGACAAGACTGTCTGTTGGAAAAAAAATTGTAAATCCGGAAAATGAACCATTAGCTTTGGCTGTATTAAACAGTTCAACACTGTCAGAAACACGAACAATACTTAAAATATTTTTAATTGCCGTTCCAACAACACAAACATATCTACCCGAAGATAAAGTTACCATTTCTGTTTCAGAAATAAACGAATTAACACTTATAACGGAGCTTATTGGATAAGATACTGTTGCTTTAAGAAAAGACCCCGAAGTTGTTAAAATTGATTGTTCTCTTCGAATAAGATTCGAATAACCCCAATCCAAATTGTCTTGAATATCTTTTAAATTTGTTGAATTTATCTTATCATCAAAATCGAAATATTTGTCATAATTAAAAATCCAAGTGTAATCAACCTGAAGAATATCGCTGGTTGATGGCAATGATTTTCCGGAAATTTGAATTATACCAGTTTCATTTGTTGATCCGCCATTTGGGTTTTGATTTTCAACAGTATATCTTTCACCAGTTGTCGCATTAAATACGCGAGTAACCGAAGAGCAAGGATAATGAAACAATTGAATTAGTGATCGATTTGAAACTATCACTTTACTATTCTCATTTGAAATTACAATATTTTGCTGAATTGATTTGAATTCAACAACGTCTGTAAATGAAACTGGTTCTTGGCCATTAAAAATGGTTTTTGTTTTATCTTCGGGATAATCTTGAATTTTATTCGATATCCAATGAATTTTATCAAATCCCCAAGGGCTTCCGGCAAATGCGCCCGTATCTCCAATCAATTCATAATTTCCAGATATACGGCCCAACGAATCGGTTGTTTTTTCTTTAAATGCAGAACCACTTAACGAACCAGAAACAGAAATTACGTTGTTGATTGGTTGAGATGGAACAGTTCTTTTTGTAAGATTATCAATTCTTTTTCTTTGAACCGTTTTATTTGAATCTCCTGAAATTTGCCCAAGAACAAAATCATTTTTTGAATTTGTTGGATCTCCTGTGTTGCTGATATCTTTGTAAATAAAACTGTCTGAAGATTCCTGAAGCCTTGATCCAAGAACAATAATATCTGTTTTTCCTCCCGTTCCTTCAGATATTATTGTTCTTGTTCCGTCTTCAGCAATAAAAACCTGAGTTCCATCTCGTATCATCAATGAATCTCCGGGTTCAATTACGACAGCATCAATAACAGATGAATCGCTTATTACGGCAGATTTATAACCAAGAGAAGTTCCTGTATTGGCACCAGACAATAATGAAGAAAAACGCGTTTTTAATTGCGTATCAGATTCTGCATCTTTCCCATTTCCAACAGGAGAAGTATTTGTAACATTGTTTATTCCTGTAATATTTGTGCTGATTAAAGCATACTTGGAAATATTTCCTTGAGTTCCTGCCACTGTCGCTTCTGCAAGAATTTCAACAGCATATTGGTCTGATATTCCAAGAAAATCAAGATCCGCCTTGTATTTTGATGCAGTTGCCTGATATGACGTTAAAAGAACTGGAGATAACGTTAAACTGTTAACGACAACAAAATTCAATCCATTTTTTGCCGTAATAATTGAACCTTTGATAATCGCAAGATCTGAATCCAAAGAATCAAAAGTCATTAACGCGATAACTTGTGCTTTGGAACCCTTCAAACGATATTCTTTATAATTTGCAAGATAATTATCAATATCTGAACCAATTTGAAATTTTGGAGATTGTTTTTGAGATGTTCTTGCAATTTCATCATAAAGTTTAGCGTCTTCTGTTGCTTGACCATCAATAAGAACATCTCTGCTGGTTGTTCCAGGACCAGTATTCAAATTTGGCTGTGCAACTCGATAGAATTGAATTCTATTATTGATTAATTCACTTGGAGATCTGCTTCGCACCATTCTGCGAATATATCGAATAATGCAATGAAACCTTATAAAGTAACTTCAAAGTTAAGAGTTTCTTTTTTAAATGCTCCAGTTGTAATTTCAACAAATACAAAAAAATATCTTGGATCAACAGAATTTCTTTCAACGGTTATTTGTCGAATCGATGCAAGCTGTTCTTCTGGAGTCACGCGTTGATACAAGCTTTGGTTTCTTTGATATTTTTGAAGAGCTTCGAGAGAATTTTTAATTGCATTTTGAGCATTTGAACTAACAAATTCGGTATCAAATATGCTTCCTATAAGATTTTTGCCCAAAAGAGATCCGTACGTTGGATGAAATGGAATCGATCCAACAGTTGTAACAAGAATTTTCAAACAATCTTGAATAAGTTTTTCTGTATTTTCAACTTTTTGAAGATCTCCGGTCGAATCAATTTTCCAATCTCTATTTTCAATTTTGAAATCAAAAGACATTATGGACTCCCCGATAATGTATTTTTATTGGCTCCAATATAAATTTGAAATGTCTTATCAACAAAAGATTGAATATTAATCAGTGATTGTTCAAAAGATTTTAATACTTCAGATATTTTCATCTGAGATCCCGAAACTTTTCTTTCTGAAATTTCTTTTGTTGATTGAAAGCTGGAATTATACGCATACATTCGATCAAACGCCTCATCATCAAGAAAATGAATTAAAGTTTTAATATCAACACTCCAAAGAACCAAATATATTGATAAAACATCAATCAAACCAATTCCTGCAATTTCTCCAACAATCATTTCAATTTTTTTCAACGCATCAAACGCATTATCTGAAATTCGATTCTTTTTATTTTCAAGCTCATCAATTTGAGATGAATAATTTTTTGCATCTTCCACTGTTATTGAATTCGAATCAAATGGCGAAGCAAATGTTCCAAGATCTTGAAATGATGTAATTTGTCTTTCCGCATTTAACTTTTTAATTTTCAATTCAAGTATTTTTTGTTCAACAGAAGAAATATTTAAACCATTTAATCCAAAAGAACCGAGCTTTGATCCAACACGACCAGTTATTGGTCCGTCTTTGCTTGGAATTGGAAACCAATAAATTTCATATATTGCGCGATCAATTATTTCAATTGATGAAATCAATTCTTTTATTAAGAATTTTATTATTTTTGTTAAATTATTAATTGTTGAAACTTGAATATCCGTTATTCCATTTAATGAATTTTTGGTTTTATCAGTTATTTTGTTATCTTCAGATAACACCTGTAATGTGTCAACCAAAGAAAATGATGACAAAGAATCAATATCAATTCCAGGTTGTTTCTTTTGTTTTATAATATTTTCAACCTGTTTCAAAAACAAAGAATCAACTGTTGAACTCATTAATCTTTGACGCAAAATAGCTTCTATTCCTGGACGATTTAAATAAATGTTATTTTCAATTTGAGTTTGATTTTTTGATACAAGAAATGGAACGCAGATATTACGATCTGTTGGCATCACCGTTGAATCAACTTTTGGATCAACGATAAATGGCTTTAATATCTTTTTACCAGAAGCAAAACCAGATCCGGCCGAAATAATCGAATCTTTTAATGAAGAATTCGAATCAGCAATTAAATTAATTTCTGTTGTTCTGTCTGTTAATGTAAATAATTGAGAATCAACTTCAAACGGTTCTTTTGTTGAAATTATTTTGAAAGGAGGAACGTACCGAATTAACAAAGAATACAGCGAAGATTTTATATCTTGATTTAAAAATATTCTTTTATTTTCAACAGATAAAAATTCTCTTTGCTGAATTAAATTATAAAGCTGATTATTTTGTAAAAACGCAGATTTGATTTTTTGTTTCTTATCTGAAGTTTTTGCAAAATTTGGATCAAATCCTGCATTGTAAAATACGTCACCTCCAACAATTGGAAAACCAAGCATCCTATAAAATGCAGAAGTTCTACTTTCAAATATTTCTGTATTTGAAACCTGAAGATTTGTAAAATCGTTCGTGTTTGTTTGCTGTGAACTTGAAACAATTGGTTTTGATATGCTTCGGATTGAATCAATTGGTTTGATAAAACGATCAAATAAATCTTCAACCGTTGAGTTAATATCAATATCTTCCGAATTTTGAAAAGATGCTTCTTTTGATAAAGGCATTTTAATTATTGTCCTTCTCGTCGCGTCTTGTTGGCGAAGAAACTCCTGCATCAACAAACGTATAGTTAAGAAGTTGTTCTTCAATCACTGTGGGAGATCCACCAACAACTCCGGGAATAATTTTGCTTAATACTTTTTTATCAAACAAAACTGTTATTGTTCCAACTCCTGCGTCTTCGGAAGATATTTGTGAAATGAACGAATTGATTCCATCATAAACAAAATTTGAATGTGTTCCAAGGGTTGTTTCTGCTGTTAATTTTGACGCAAGCTGATCTGCGCAATATTTGGGAATATTTGTTCCAATATTAATTCCATTTTGATCATTTAAAATGACTTTTATTTCCACAGTTCTTGATGTAAATTGAAATGCTGGGCTTGCTGACGCTGTACTTTTAAATATTGAAACAGAAGCAAATAAAGCCGCGCATAATGTTGCTGTTGTTTGATTTTTAAGATCATTTAAACAAGTTTCGATTGATGCTTGAAATAATGCCGCAGTTTCCTTGCTAACATTTTTTCTAAATTCAGTAATTGCATTGTTTGTACAGTCAAGAGTTCCTTGGATATTTGGAAGAAATGTTCCTGTTGAAATAACTTTTTCTCCCGTTGGGGTTGGAGGAAGTTTGTCCACCACAGCACCAATACCATTTGCAATTATTATTGCATTTTGCGCAGCTTTTTCAAAACTAACTTCCGGCATACAACCAACTGTTGTCAACTGATATCCGGCAAGCGCTCCAGCATTTGGTTTCCATGTAAATTCGATATCAAATTCTAATGAGTCATCAGAGGATGGAACTTGTGTTGCCGAAGAATCGGCCTGATGAAGAAATGTATTTAAAGATGCCTGAGAATCTCCAATCATATACGAAGAACCATCTTCTTCGTAAACCAAACCACCTTCGACATTTAAAGTTCCAGTTATTGGAGTTGGTTGAAATAAATTTGAATAATAATAAACTCCAAGATACGGTTTTCTAACAACAACGCAGTCTTTAATAAAAAATTTTCTTGATCCTTTGACATCCGTCAAGCCAAAATCTTTTGGATTTAAAGTTATAGATAAATCAACTGTATATGGTGCTTTTCTTAGTGAAAGTGTTGAATTAAAATCTGGAAGATCAGGCCAAAATATATTTCCAGAAATTGGAGTGATAATGGAAGATATTGGAAAAGAAGCATTTCCAATCTTATCATAAATTTGCCAACGCTCCGCCCGAATTGGTGGAAAACTTAATGTTGCGGCAATTTCTGGAGGAAGAGATAACGCAGAGGCAACATCAACACCGACCTGTTTGAAATAAATAAGTTTACCAAATTTTACCTCAATTCCATTGGGTGTTGTTTTAATAAATGGAGGACAAATATTTTCAGTGCAGCAATCATCTCCATCCGCGCAAATTGTTCCGCTTGCAATTTTTGCCAACGTTTCGATAACGGAAATGATTGCAGCAAAAGCAATTAAAACGGCAAGAATGTTTTGGATTGAGCAAAGAAGGGCTGCAATTTTTTGCGCGGCAGCCAAGGCAGATTCGGCATCATTAAGTTCTGTTGCTTTCGAAAGGACATCAAGATTTTTAATAAGGTCTTCAATAACAGCAATAATTGTTGCAATTATATATTCAATTAAAGCAAGAATAAGAAGCATTAATGAAACAATCATTGCAACCAATGCGGTTGCCGGAAATAATGCCATGAAAGGCGGAAGACATTCCGAAAATAATTTTTTCAACTTGAAAGCGATCGCAAAAGGATCGGGAATAGCACAAAGAATTTCAATAATACATTTGAACAAATTAAAAGCAGCCATTGCAAAATTATAAAAACTTAGAAATGGCGCAAATTGATCTACTAAAGAACGAAATGCCGACATGACCGTTTTCATTAGGTTATCAGGGTTTGGCTTTAATAAACCAGAAGGAAGCTGCAAGCCAAGTTTGTTAACAAGGCCAACAATATCCTCTATAATTTCGGTTGGTAAATTTAATTCAGAAATAGGAATCTGAATTGGAGAGCTGATTTGTCCAAACCCAGGCACCTGAATTGGTGTGGTTTTTGGTGGGTCAAGAGAGTTGTCATTCGCTGTACAAGTCATGTTTTATCTTATTCTAAATTATCCAATTGTTGTTGGTGGCATACGATTAATAAGTCTTTTGCTGCTTGATGGATAACACATAATTTCTTCTGCATCTAATGCAAGAATTCCATTTGTTTTTAAAGAAATTCCTTGATTCGCCACAATATCAATTCTGCCCGGACTAACAAGAGATATACCCTCCGAAGCCATTCGGAAAATATATAACTGACCATTTGCGATCAATCTTATTTCAATGGTTCCATTTCGATATGTTGCCGATTCATTTTCGAATCTCGAATCCAAAGAAGAATCAATTCCATTTCCTCCAACTTGAATTAATACATCTCCGTCATAATTTCCCGCATATGATATTCCATTTCGATCTCTTCCAACGTTTGAAACAATTCCTCCGGCGCAATCAAGCCAAAGACTTTGCCGATCGATTGTATTGGCCCCGATGTTTAAAGCAATAAATCCATCAAGATTAATCATTCCGCTTCTTCCGCCAGCATTTGCATTTTCACCATTTACTTTAATTTCAGGCGAAACAATTTGTTTGATTGGTTTCACAACCGTATTTAGACGATTTGTTGGATGAAAATCAACAAGTTTCATTCCTGCTTTTATCCAATTTGCAGTCTCAAGAAATTCATTACAAGTTTTTGTAATATCATGATAGGCTGTATTTAATTGAATTGGTTTTTCTGTAAAACGATCTATTGGAGATTGATATCCATCGAGACTTTTTTCTCCGCTTAGCTTAATTCCTCCTGGTGTTGAAAAAGAAGAGAGAAAAATATCCTGCCCACTCTCCGATCGAACAAAACTTTTAGGATCAACATCTGAATTTTCTTTTGAAAGAAGATTTGAATAATTCGTATAACGTGTTAATAAATGAACGTTCCCAACCTCAGAAGAAGCTGCAATGTTTATTTTGAACGTTCCTTCTTTGTCAATATCAAAAAATGTTCTACTATTGTCTCGTTGATAATCATTTTTTAATGAAATGTCTGGATTTTTTGTTTTTCTTGAGTTGATTTCGAAATGATATGCAAGACTTTTTCTTTCCTCTTCTCGGATTGCAAGAAATGTTTTCCCTTTGTCCGTTGATTGTGACAATGACAAATTGTCCATTTTTCCAATTGGAAGAACCGATCGATTAATATCAAGAATATTTCCAAAAGAATCAATTCCTGTTCCTTTGATTTCTTCAATTAAATGATTTGGATATTCAAGACTTAATCCAAATACATTTGGGCGCATTTCAAATTTATTATCATTTAAATATGAATTCTTTTTGCTTGAATATTTTTCAAATTCTTTTTCATCAGTTTCAAAACCAAAATCATTTGCAAACTCATAAATTACTTTTCTTGATTCAACAAATGATGGATTTCTTGTTTGAAGACCAGAAGTTGAAAGAGAAACTTTTGCCGTAGGATCTAAACCAATTGAAATCAGAGACTTGTCGTATTGGTGAGATTCTAATGTTGAATCAACCAAAGCTCTATTTGAATTATCAGCCAGGTCTCTTTTAACAACTCCATCAATTTGCCTTGATGCATTTGAAAATAAATAATTAGAAGGAAGATTATTACTATAGATTTTATTTAATGGATCTATGTGAACCGAATGAGACGAATCTCCAATTTTTATTCCAATTTGAGGATCCAAAAATAATTTAATCTTATTTTTAACTTGAGCAAGAATTCTTCCTGGTTTAAAGTCATCCATCATATCGGATGAAAATAAAGTTCCAGAAAAAGAACCATCCGAAGGATAATAAGAAGAAATTATCCACGCTCCACCTTGAATCTGTCGAATAAGAACCGAATCTCCAACAGAAGGGTATTTTGCAAATATTTCTCCAAAACGATTAATCCAAGACGCCGGAATTGGTACTTGCAATTCCAATTTATCTTGAGCAATTCCAATTTCATCAATTCTAACGGAAACAATTCCGTTAGCATATTTAAGAATAGTGGCTCTTCTATCTACTCCTGTTTGAGATCCTGTTCTAAATGTCATTTGCCCTTCTGATTTAATCTTTCAACAAATTGTTTAGAATATTTATCACGCTGAGCTATATCGGCTTCATTTGTTGGCGTTGAATTCTGTTTTGATGTTGAAGTTGTTGATATTTCTTGAGAGGTCTGGTAAACCGTCCAAACATCAATTATCTTTGTAAACAATTCATCCGACTCAGCTCCATCTGTATTTGATATTGAGCGCGCCATACTCCAAGCAGCAGAAGAAGGAGATCTTTTTTCAGATTGTTTCGAAAGATCAATCAATATAATCTCAACAAGATTTGCGTCAATTCCAAAAGAAATATTAGATGTTGGAAGAGAAGATTTTCCGGATAATCCTTGTGTTGCTTTGGAAGGATTAACTAACCATTCTTTTATTCCGTTTGCAATATTTAATAAGCCCTGATCCGCCTGTGAATCGTGGTAAACACGAAGCTCCATTTTAGTTTTTGTTGTAGAAGATGAATTTAATACACCACCAGCCATTGCTATAATGGTTGATAAATTTTTACGATTCATTTCTCCAAATTTACCAGAAATTAAAGATTCAAGAGAGTTATTTGCTGTAGATGGAATAAATTCTCCAGTTTCAGAATCAATTGTTGCATTTTCATTTGTAAGAATTGAAATATGTTCTTCTCCTGGCATCGAAGAATTTCTTACATGTCTTGCAAGATTTGATGAAAATTTATTTGTATAAAGACCTTTTCCAATAATGTCAAGCATGGTTGGAATAAATTCTCCTGGTGCATGACCATAAGTACAATTCATTGAAGTCGAATACTCTCCCCCATACGAAAAAGAATCCGTGATAGATTCGCAATAAAATAAAAGATTTCGATCTTCAAAATAATAAACTTCTCCAGGTTGATAATATTCATTTCCAATAAGGTTGAATGAAGCATGAATTATATTTTTTCTTGCCTGATTTAACAACCAAACCGCATATGGTGCACATTGAGTTTCCGGGTCTGAAAGAAATGGTACAGAAACGGCATTGTACCCACGAAACCCATACATTCTCCACATATCATTGTCAACCGCAATTGCGGTTGAAATTCCGTTTCCAGATTGTCCGATTTCCAAGCCAGATGGCCCAGAAACCAAACCGGTTTCCAAAGCTCCATTCACCTCGATAACAGTAAATGGAGGCGGATTCATATCAATTGAAAAACTTTTAATTTGTGCATCAGTTAATACATAACGCTTGCCGGAACCTTCTCCCAAATCATCAAAATTTTCATCTTCAATCATGTGCTGAAGAATTTCTGGAAAAGATGAATTTTGATTAATTGTTGGATAAAGAATATTCTTTGCAAGATCTGGATCGTCATTTAACTGAACTCCCTGATCAAGATTTTTAACCGCATTCGTTAATAATTTAATCAACCCATGACGTTCGCCAAGAAATTGAGCAATTTGATTTGTAATATTTAAAAGATCAAGCTGGCTTCTTCCTGCTGTTGCAAAACTTTTATCATTTGGAAGAAGATCTTGTTTTGAAACAGGAGTGGTTCCTGTTTTTAACTGAAGTCTTGTTCTAATTGTATTAATACGATCATTTATTTTATCATCTTTTGTGTTAAAAGTTTGTTCGTTAACAACACGAATTCTTTGTGTAATATCAAAATTTACAGCAGAAAGATTTGGTGTTTTCAAAATTGAACTTAATTCAGACAACGCGGATCTATTTGATTCTTCTATAAGATCTGGATAAGATTGAAGCAATAAAGATCTTAGATCTTTGGATCCAAGCGTTCCATCTTCAGATGTTATAAAGGCAAAGTTTGTATTACCAAGAGATCCAACTCCTTGTACTGCACCTGATAGTAAAGTTTTTACATCGTTATCGGAAATAAATCCAATCGCGGCAGCTCTTAATCGAATTTCATCTTCTATAATTTCAATACGATCAGATAACCCTTGAACCTGATTAAAAAATAAACTTTCAAGAAAAGGTGGAAATAACTGAACTCCCTTTCTTTTTTTATTTAAAAGCATTTCTGCAAGAACACTTGACGGAATTCGGTTGTATTGAGGTGGTCGAATTTGAATATGCCCCTGAGTATCAGCGAAGACCTCAAGACCAAGCATTGAGGCTATTCCTTCAATTTTTTCACCAACTTTTGTATAGGTGCTTCTAAATGAAGATAAACCCGAAGTTAATGATTTTTCGAACGCCTGTATATCATAATTTTTATCATAAGAATCATCAATGATTAAAAGATTTGAATCTGTATTTGATTTAACTTTCCACAATCTTCTTTGTGTTAATGAATTAAGTTTTTTTCTAAATTGTTCTTGAAATTTAATTTTTTCTTCATTTGATTGTCCCTGATCTGCAACAGTAGGATCAAAGAAAATATTGTCACCAATAATTCTTAAAGAACCGTCCTCTGCACGAATATTTGAATTTTTAAGATTTTCTTGAAATGCTTTTCTTTGTTGATCTATTTGAAAGTCAAGATCGATAATATCTTGTCCGATCAAAGCAAGGGAATTGATATCAATTCCACGAAGATCTGAAATTGCAGAACCATCTTTATAAAATTGCGGATTGTTTGCAAATTGAGGAAGAACAGATGTTAATGCATCAAATCGTTTTGCTCTTTGCGCAAGAAGATCGTTTAATTTGGAATTTAAAGTTGACAGTTCAAACTCGCCGCTTCGAAGAAAGTTATAACCGCTTTCATTTATTGAAAGCTTTTTGAATGGAACAAAATTTCCCCAAAGAGCATTATTTTTTGAAAGATCTCCGGAAAGACTTCGAAAATATGAATTTGTTATTGTGTTATTGAAAACTTCATCTTTCGTTAGATTACCCGAAGATAAAGCGGAACGAATAAACGTATCAAAGTTATAAGGTTGTCCGCAAATTAATAGCGAAAGAACATTAACAACATCTTGTCCTGCAAATGGATCGTTTGTTAACGCTGGAACCGTTTCTTTTCGCATTAAATTTGAAAATGGTTGTCCAAATAATGTTTGTGTTTGAATTCCACGTTTCCATTTATAAACTAATCCGTTTGGATCGTTAAATTTTCTTCTAAACAATCCAGAAGCCACATTTTCAATTTCAAGATTATGATAATTTTCTTTTGTAATAACATTGCCAATTTTTCTTCCTGATTTATTTCTTATCAGACCAGAATCCAACAAACGAATGTTTTCTTCAAGAAGCGGTGGAATTTCTCCTTTCAAAAAACCACTTGCTGCATCAAATTCAAGATCAAAAGGAGTCAACGGATCCATGATCGAGCTGTCAAATGCATCCAATGCCGGTTTAACATTTGTTTGTCCAAGATTAAAATATTCGGCATTAGATTTTGCTGAAACTCTTACCGTATAAACCCCATTCGAATAACTTTGAGATGATTGAGTAACAATTCCTGCAAATTTATGCACTCCCGCAGCTTCTCTCGTAAAATCATTTCTCACAAGATACCAAAGCCATAATGGAAAGTCTTCTCCCGCAATTGCATTTTTTTCTTGTTCAATAAATGAATCTTTGTTTCCGCTGAAAGAAGAAATAAGATCATTTAAAGAATCTTGGGTTTTTCCTGCAAGATTGTCAATTTTGCTTAAAAAGGAATTATTTGCAAATGTATTGTTGAATCCTTGAATTGCGGCTTCATCAATTTGAGTTTTCGAAGATATAAATATATGAACCTCATCGTTTTGCTGAATGATCGGAAATTGGTTAAATTCCATCATCATTCTTTGACGAACCGGATTTAATTTTTTATTGAATTCCTGAATTTGAGATTCGGAAGTTTCCTGATATCCCAAAAGAATATTGATGGATTGAATTATTTGCTGAAATAATATTTCTTCATTATCTGTTAAGGCGTTCTTTCCTTCTTTTTCGATCGGATCAACCGCAACGGAAGATCCAAAACCAAGAAATCCTCCATCAAATGTAAACTTAATTTCTCTTCCCTCTTCTTCCATAATTGCTCTCACTCGTTTATAAAGAAAAGAATGATCAGCAATAATAATTTTGATTTGGGAAACATTTCTTTCGATTCGAGATTGCGCCAGGTTTTGTTTTAACAAATCGATTGTGTTCCGAAGCTCTGCCTCCGTTTGTTTAAAGAAAGACGAGCTAAAGAGGCTTGCTGCATCAGCGATAACGGATTCAATATCTTCTTCTGAAACAATCATTAAATGATATGGGTCTTCAAAAGAAATATCAGCAGATCCTCCTCCAAATTTTATAGAATTGGTCATGGAGGCATTTGAAACCTGAGTTAATTCAAATGTTCCTGTTCCATCTCCAAATTCGGAAGGAATTGATGTTGTGGTTGTCCATGTGGTTAAAAAATTCGAATTCGATAAAGCATAAACGCTTCGAATTTGTTCAAGCGTTGATTGAACTGGTCCGCTAATAAGTCCAGGTTTTGCTTGATTTAAAAAATCAACCGATTTAAATATTACCGGAAGCGATGCGTTGTTGGTTATCCCTTGTTGTGCGAGATAATCAAATTTACAAAGTCTTTCATAATTTGCGATCAATTCGCATTTCTTTTGAACCAAACGTTTTATGGCTTTGAGATAAAGCTTCTCATCTTCATTTAAAAGATCGAGACGAAAGTTTTCCGCAAGCGAACAAAAATGTCTTTTCTTAACGACAACTGTAATATCTGGCCGCTGCCAAATATCTTCAATAATTCTTGGACGCTTTGAAGCAACAACTCCAGTTTCAAGATATGCTCGATGAGCAGATCGATCAATCTTGGCGGCAAATGGGCCAAGTGTATCGTAATCAAAAGTTTTTGGTTCTCCGCCTATAATTCCGGTTTGTTGGTTGAGCGAAGAAACGAGATTATCCAAGAAAGCCATTTATGACATTATATCGAAATAATGGGTTATAAAGATATAATTGGTATGGATGAAATTGAAAAATTCAACAATAACATTGTCAGCATTATTCAACCAAATAAAAAAGAATTTTGCAATGGTTTGTGTGGATTAAGAAAATTTCACGATGAATTAAAGAACAAAAAACCCAAGTGGCTAAAAAGATTTATTGGTATTGCTGAATATTTTGGAGTTCCGTTTTTTAATGAAATTATGAGTCTCATTCATGAATTCAAACTTAGTTTCAAACATATCAAAGATTATAATTCAGAAAAAAATTTAAGCGAAGATATATTGCTCAAACAATGTATGAAAATATATTTTCCAATATTAAAAGATCAAATAAATGAATTGTTAAAAAAAGCAAATACTTTTGTAAAATCTTGTAAAAGAAAAGAAGAACAAATTGAAACGGAAATTTTTCCAGAAATAATAATTAAAACACCCGAATACTTATTTGTTCCAGAAAATGACTATTCAGAATCAATTCCAGAAATAACAGACATTAATGAATCTGTTTTAGATATAAAATATTATTTAAATATGTTTATTGATATTTTAATTGAAAATTTATCAGAAATAATTGAAAAAATTAAAACCGAAATGTTAAAATTTGAAACTCAAACGATAAATAAAAACTCATCGATGCATAATAACCTTCTTAAATTATCGTTTGAGTTTCAAACGCTAGTCACACATAAATACACACAATGTTAAACTTTGATCCAACAGAAAATCAGTTTGCGGAATTAGCTTATAGAATTAAAAATTATTGTGGAGTTGCCATTGATAATGTTAAAACTTTACAAAATTTAAGTAAATATTTTTCCAAAGATAATGCTAATCCTATTTTTACAGGCATCGATGGTAATTGTATTAATTGTATTAATATACTTGGTACAATTCGCAGCAATGCTGTTTATATTAAAGATAGATTTCAAAGCATGTTAAAAATTTTTGAAAAATCAGAAAATCTAAATAGATCAAACAAATACATAAGAAGTACGCTTGATGTTGTTAAAAAGAGCATCAGAGAAGGAACCGAATCTATTCAAACGATTATTAAAAATCTTGAAAAATTTTTGGAAGAACTTTTAGAAGGTCCGGAAAATAATCAAACAGCTAAAATTCCAGATTATGAAGGTCAAGAATATTTTTCAGAACTATTTTATTCTGAAGGTGGGCCCGAAGCATTTGAAACAAATGAAGTTGAAATAAATGTCAATGATACCGTCATTCATTCGCTCAAAGAAACAATTGAAACACTTAAAGAATTTATTGTTCTAATTAGAAATTTAACATCATCTGAATTTCAGGTAAAAAACGAAGCATTTTCAAAATACAAAAGCATTCTTAAATTATCAGTTGAATTTCAGTCAAACTACAAGAATAATCTGCCAGCTCGGCTATAATCAACGCAAACCTTTGTATAAAGTATATGTCAAAATTCAACAGTCTGTTAAAGTTATCAAAAATCTTTCTTACAGCGCAAAAAAGAAAAGAAATTAATGTTGAACCAACAAAACAAAATTGGTTAAATCATCAATGGGATACCGACAGAGATACTGGTGAATTTTATGGAGATACATTTGTTGGAACCGGAATAGAATACCAGCACGATCCATATAATACTTATCCTGATCCGCCAAAATTTCCAAAATCCAAATATCAGGAACATGTTGAATTTTTTGGCGATCAAAAAATTGATCTTGATTCGGTTGAAAAAATGTCAAAAGCTGCACAAAAGGCATTTGTCATTTGTGCGGGGCATATTTCAAAAAATTGGCTTCCATTAACAATGTTTGCCGAAGAATTAAAAAACAAATATAAAATGACAGGATCTTCTTCTTTAGATAGACTACTTTTAATTTACAAAAAATATTCTGGTTTAAAAAGTGGATCCTTGGTTTTCAACCAAAACTATTGATTCAAACAACGCAAATATTTTAATAGAAAAATCAATAAAAACAATGGAATTTGTAAAAAATTTCTTTGAAGATTTTAAGATTTTATTTGAAATATTAAAATTTGAAGATGTTTCAATGGAACTTCCAACAAAAAATAAATGGCCAATTGGCGAAGAATTTGATTTTGAAAGTGGTGGAAAAAATTTGGTCACCCCAAAAGAAGATTTACAAGATATGTGTTCTTTTATACGTGATGAAATACAAGAAACATTAGAAAAACTTTACGAACAAATTCAGATATTTGAAAAAAATAAAGTTGATGTTATTAATGAACCAGAGAAATAATTATCACGATCTGCATGAATAACATAAATAATTAGGATTAAAATCAATATATTCATTTTGAATATTGCAGCGCTTGCAATGAGAAATTTGTTTTGATTTTAATTGAATATTAATACCATAACGCATGAAGATTATAAAATCTGAATTATTTTTTATTTGAGCAAATATATCTTCAAGATTCATCGCATCTGTCATATTTAATGAATATGATTCATCACAAAATATTTCAAATTCGTCTAAATTGTTATATTCAATTGTTTCAATGCTTGTTGGATAATCTGTTGTTATTACTTCTCCAGCAATAATTGAATCTCTTATTTTTTCAAGATCTTCATTTGTTGGATTATAAGTTTCATCACCAATTTTTACGATAGTTAATTTTTTCATTTAATACTCCACAAGTTCATCTTCTTGACCACACCAATCGCAAGTTGGACATTTGCAAATTTTATATTCTGGTTTCATTTTCAATCTTGCATAAGAAACTAAAAACAACCTAACTACAAAACCACGACAGTTTGGACATCTTGCATGTTTTTTATAATATTCTGACGCTTTTAATTCTTCTTCGGTTGGCGGAGCTTCTTGATCTTCTGGCAAAAGATCTTTAACTTTCCCCCTCCAATCGCATCTTTGATCTTTATCTTTGTCTAAATAATGGCAAAACGCATCGCTTTCTCCTTTAAGAGTTTTTTCGATTGGCTCGCATGCGGAACAATCAATATACCATGCATGATGCAAGCACTTTGGACAAGTATAATGATTTGAGTGATATTCTTTGACCAATAATTCTTTTTTACGTTTTCCTTGCACTTATTCCTTTATCAAATTATCAATAATTCCACGCCAACCACAACTACACGCACAGCTATTTGTATCTTTCCAAATTTTTCCATATTCCGGAATAAATGGCATTCCCGCAAGGGTTTGAATTAAATTACCTTTCTTTTTGCAAGATGGGCAAACTTCATGATCAAAATAATTATTTTCTATTTTTTTAATTTCAGGAACAAGATCGTCAACAATACCGTTCCATTCACAAACATTGCATCTTACTAAATTTTCATCTTTAAATTCTCTAACTCCTGAGAAAATATATGCAAAATTAGTTTTATAATGAGAAGTATAACAGCCACATTTGGGACAAACAGAATGATCCAAATCATATTCTTGTTTGGATTTGTGCTTATTCATTTAACATTTTTTAAAGCACGCACGTTGATCGTGGAAAGTGTTATCCAACATTTTCTATCATCTGTTCCAAAATACAAATCTGCAACTAAACTTTCTCCAATTTTTGCATATAATTTCCCATAAGAATCTTTTTCAACAGTACCATTGTGACTACCAAACAAAGTTGGAACAATAATTTCATCTCCCACTTGCAAATCGGATTCTTTGGTTAATGGTTCTGGACTTCCTGGTTTTGTAATTTCGGCGCCAGAATAATAGTTTTCAATTGTCCAACCAATATTTTTATCTTCTTTATACGGAAGTATTTCAATATCATTTCGAATTGGAAATTGTCCAACAACTTCAGGTTCACTCATCACATAACACGAAGTGCCGGGAAGTAATTTTCCCGGATTTTCTTTCTGCCAGTTATCACACCATTCTTTGTATCCCATTTAAAATTTTCCATACAACGCACTATATCTTACGCAAACTGCAACCTAATTAATTTAAAAATTCGACTTCGGCACATTTCCATTACTAACCAAAGAACCAAAACTATGCGGAGTTCCAAGTGTTGGATCCGAATTGCTTGGACCGGATGTTGCGCTTCGGTGCCAAGCAAAGTAGTTCTGACGATATCCTCGAACCTGAGTTGCCGTGAATCCAATCGTATAATCAAACATTCCAAGATTATTCACATCTTCTCTTACTCCGAATGACGTAAAAAATCCATGGTAAACCTTGCCGGAATAATACATTTCAATTCCAAATGCCAAAGCAGCAAGGCTCGGAAAATTATTGATTTGAGTTGGAAGAGCTGCTTGAGATCCATTTTCAAGAAATGAAACAAATTGATCTCCGGCAGATAAAGCCGAATCTCCAAATAATCCGCTTGAAAATGTTTCTTGTTGAACTTTTGAAGCAAGATATAAGGCGTATGGATCGAATGCAAGCTGTTCTGCATTATAAACATCTTCAAGAACGTTAATTCCTTCAATTCCAGAAGTTCCAGTTGTTCCTGTAATGTTTAATTTCGTAAGTTCAGGCCCCCAATATTGAAAGTTGTATCCGCCCTTTGTACGAACGGTTGAAATAGATTTGGAATTGTCATATGAAATTCCTTGCGGATTAATATACATTTCAACAATTGGTCCGTCAGGAATAAGCCAACGAATAAGTTTTCTTCCGCTTGTTGCGGGTCGTTCGTTTTGAATTAAACTCTGTCGGGTTCCAAGACCTGTGTTTGCGGGAAGGTTGGGTGCAAGAAATCTTGCAGGAGGGGCGTTATCTCCAAGAAGAATATTTGCTGCGGATAAAAAATCTGGTTGAGAAGGAGGTGTTGCCATATTTATCTTATGTTATAGAATCCTGGTTTATTTGGATTATTTTCTTCAATTGCATCAATGACAAATTGAAATATTTTCCATCTTTCCGAATCCGTTTCATTATCATCTCGAAATTCTTTTAATTTTGGCAAAAGAAATGATGCCTTCATTCCAAATGAAATTAACCATGGCAATACAGTAGATTTTACTTTAAAGTAATTTCCAGCAAATTCCCAAGTTGATAAGAAATATTTTTTAAAGAAAAATAAAAATGAAAGATCAGTTATTCCTCTCATGTGACATGTATGAGCGAATTGTTCCATAAATTTGCTTTTTTTATAGTCTGAATCAAGTTTTTCAAAATAATCTTTTGAAAATTCTAAAATCTTATTAACTGGCAAAACTTCCAGATATCTTTCAACAGTATCTTCACTTTGACTTGGCAAATTCTTTTCAAGATTTTTTTTATAAATCTCTACAAATCGATTATAAAATAATGTATCTTTAATTTTTCTTCGATCTTCGGCTGACATTTTTTCATACAATGATTTGACTGTAAAATAATTATAACCAATTGTTAAAATATTTACAGTTCTTGGATCATTTAGATCAAGATATTGAAAATATTTGTTATCAGAAATCATTTTAGTAACAAAAAAATCAAATAATAAATCAAATTGATCAATCAAATTTTCATCATTCAAATCTTTAAGATATGATTCTGAATAAAATATTTTTGAAATTTGTTCTAATTCTTGATTGGACGCCAAATTTATATTGTTTAATATTTTTCGAATTTCATCATATAAAATTCTTCCAGTCAACTTGTTGAGATTATGAAATTTTCCATACAGATCTGTTTTAAATGTATCAGACCAATCTGACCCTT